ATGTCCAACTACGGATATGATTCCGTTCGCAAGACAATTGAAGAACTGTCCGCGATCCCAAAGCCACATAGCGCAATGACAACCGCGACACTTCGCGAGGCGCACAAGCGTCTTGAGGAAGCCCGCTTTGAACTTCTTGGTCAAATCCCGGCACACGAACTAGACCTGCTCATCGATGCGTACCGCGCACACAACGGTTTCCAGCGAGACGGCAATTCGTCCATGTGCGTAAACGGTAAAACGCTGATGGAGAATTTCAAAGCGTTGCTGCCGGAAGCACCAAAAGCAAAGACGTCACCGCAAGCTACTAGCGGCAGTATCCTTCGCGACAAACTGTCGAAAATCAAGAAGGAGTTCTGAGCATGTCGGAACTTCCATACAAGTTTGACGAAGCCGAACACCTGTTGTGGGTCGATTGGCGAACTGCTCACGACAAACGATATGCCCGCGTTGGCACTTATTACGATTGGGTCATGGCGCTACGCGATCATTACGATGACGACGATCCGAAATACTCTCGATGCAATGATCTGCTGGATCGTTTCGAGGATGAGTTTCGCCTTCTACACCAACGGCTCGCACAGATGGAGCAGTTCTATCAGGACGGTGATCATTTCCTCGTCGCGAAACTGAGACTGTCCGTTTGACGCTGTTTGAGGCGGTCCTGAGCGCTCAGGCATAAATACTACGTAGACAAAAACAAGAAGGAGAAAAATCCCAAATGACTAAGAAACCAACACGACCGCCCATCGGCGCGAATTCGAGACAGTGGATCGAATTCTTCCTCCACAGCATCGAACATCTGAACGAAGAGGTCGAAGCCTTCACAGCTGATGCTCGTCTCAACGTATATCCGGGCAAGATAGTGCGTATGGACAGCTCGGAGAACGTCGGCCTGATACCTCCGTCCCAAGGAGGTAACTCCTGATGCCGAAGAAGGGCTACACTCAATCACCGGAACATGTCGCGGCTAAGGCTGCGGCAGTTTCAAAGGCGCTCAAGGGTAAGAAGCAATCCCCACAGCATGTTGCGGCACGTCAGGCAGGTATGGCGCGTGTCCGTGCTGCTACTGTCCGCGTCTCACGTAACGATGCGGCGATGCTTGAAGTGCTTCGTGCTCATCTCAGAAAAGTCGCGGACGCACACGAAGCGATCGCAAACGACAGCAACGTTCAATCGGACCAACACTGGGGCATTGGTGGAACTCGATTCAATACCGAGGAAGCGTTTATTGCATTCCAAGCATTAGGTCGTGCTCATGCAGACCTGAACAAATTTGGCAATTTGTGGCTCGACGGTGAAGACGTTCTACTCGCCAAACTTTCCCAACAATAAGAAGGAGGAAAATCCCAATGACACGTAAACCAAATAGACCAGTCGGCAATCCGCACCCGAACCCCAAGCAGTGGCTCGAATATCTCGTCAACAGCATTGACTATCTAAACCAGCGCATCGACGCGCTCGAAGCCGAGAAGGCTATCGAGGCACCAGAAGAAATCAGCGACTACGAGGCCGCAAAGCGCGCCTTGTTGATCCTGACCCAAGAATAAGAAGGAGAAAACTCCCATGACAGACCTAGACACAAACCTATTCGATATCCCCGCACAGGCCCCGGCAAGTGTTGCGGGACGCATCGTTGATACAGTCGCAGTGTCCGAGCTAATCGAGCGACCATCAACGTCAACAAAAGCGCCGGTTCAATATGTCCGATTGAGCGACAACGAGCATCGCGATCTCACGCAATGGGTGGATGGCTTGAACCGCATCCGCCAGGACAAGACACACCCCACGGATTTCCTCGCGCTGAACAACATTCTCGACAAGAGCAGCGGCATTTGGGGAAGTCAGCTGCGCAAGTTTTCCACGCTGCGTGAGGTGCTAGAGGGCGTCTCTGACAAGTTGAAGAAGCCGCACAAGTACGTTCGTGGCCGTCGTGGTGAAGACCTTAGCGTGAAGCAGTTGACGGCGATCAATCAGATCATCACGGCAGTTGGTGGCGAGTGCATCGCGGTTCCGGCGAAGGAGGTGTGATCATGCAGCCAGTCAAACGTTACTCTCCCCCATATTTCGATATCGATAAAATCGAAGCGCATTGGGACAAGCAGGTGTATTTCTGGAAGCGCCGACACATTTGCCGCTTCACGCACTCAGTCTCTAATTTTGAAGAGGCCGAAGCGTTGCGAGTTGCAGCAATTGACAGCGGCGCTCTGCAAGGGGTCGTGGCGAATGAGTTCGCGATGAAGCCGGCAGTCACGACCGGCACTCACATAGTTCCAATGACACGCGGGGTCGAGGTTTGCTTTGCATTTCCCGACAAGCGTTCGGCAATGCTCTTCAAACTCTCCTACGGTGGAGGTGAGGCATGAGCGAACCGTGCAGAATCAAATGGGGATTTGAGGTTCCCGAAGGCGGTGGCTGGTTGTTGAACTACCCGCTCTGCCGTTTCGACAGGATTTCCGACAACATTTACAGCGAAACATATCCGCTGCCGCTTGGAGACGAAGCAAAGCGGGCTTGGTTCCTCGACCTGTTCAATTTCTACTACGAGCGCGACAATGACGTGATCGGCGTAGCGATGTCAGAACTGCGAGATTTCAGAACATTCTACGTCGATCTGCTGTTTGCGAACCGTGCAGACGCGATGCTCTTCAAACTCACATGGGATGGAGGTGCAGCGTGAGCATCATTCGCAAAATAGTAGCCGCGTTGTTCGGCACTCAATCAAAGCATGTTGATATGCCGAAAGAAGAACCCGCTATCGCTGTCACTCCACGCCGCGCACAGACTTCTGTTGACATGTCCGAGATTGCAATCTTGCCGACAACACCTCGTATGAGCGCAAAGGAGAAATGGCACGCAGATCTCGGCCCCGATTATGGTGTGGTTCACCGCCAGTTGGCATATGCAGCCACCACGGATCACCCGCGTTTGGTCCACATGGAGATCCGAGAAATGGGACGCTATGCAAACGACTTCCACCGGACGGTAGGTGTTCATAACCTTGCAAAGGAAGGCGATAGTTACCGAGCGATTGTGACATTCGCGTTTCCTACGCAGGATAGAGCGAATGAGGTCAAACTCGCGAACGGCTAAAACGCTGCAATCTGACGGATCCAGCTAAATACGGGCACAATTCCAGAAGGAGTGCCCCGTATGGCCGTCACAAACACATTCTCCGCAACAGCAACTTCTAGCGCATGGACGCAGATCGTTGATGGCACGACCATCGCCAGTTGCGGCATTCAACTCGATCCCACAAGCACAAGCGTATTTCTCGCAGTAGCACAGTCCACACCAGCTGCTACCTCAGATGACTTCCTGCATTTTGACCGTCAGCGCGACGTGTCGATTAGTTTCCCCCTGAACGCGACGGATAAGGTTTATGCCCGCGCTCCATCAGCGACGAGTGTGAAACTTCGCGGATATCAGGTGACACGCTAATATGGGTTTCGGCTTTTCATTCTCGCTGAGCCCCCAAGGTACAATAACCCCACCGGCTCCACCGACAGCGGCACCGACGAACTCGACAGCCCCTGCGATCAGCGGCACAGCCCAAAGCGGCAGCACGCTCACAACGACATTCGGCGTTTGGACACAGAGCCCAAGCGGATATGCGTACCAATGGAAGGCGGCGGGAACGAATATTTCCGGCGCAACCAACCGCACCTACGATCTAACCGACAATGAAGTCGGCAAGACCATCACCGTCACTGTAACGGCAACGAACAGTTTCGGCTCTGCTAGCGCGACATCGGCAGCAACCAGCGCAGTTACAGCTAAGCCGGTCACGGTCAAGCCAGCGAACACGGTTCTCCCTGCGATCACTGGCAATGCTCTCGTAGGTTCCACGTTGATGACATCGACCGGCACTTGGGCAAACTCCCCGGCCAGCTATACGTATCAGTGGTTCAAGAACGGCACCGCGCTTTCAGGAGCTACAGCCAATGTCTTCGCGTTGATCGCGGACGATTTCGGTTCGACTTTCTATGCAAGAGTGACCGCGACTAACGTTGTGGGTTCGACCGACGCCTTCACTCCGAGTGTAGGACCGGTTAGCCAGAGTGTTCCAGCGAATACGGTAGCTCCATCGATCTCCGGTCTCGCACAGGTCACGAAGACGTTGACGGGCTCCGCTGGTACATGGACGAACAGCCCAAGCCTCACTTATCAATGGCTCCGTGATGGCGTTGCTATCAGCGGTGCAACCGACACCACTTACACGCTGGACAACGCGGATAAGGGCAAACTGGTATCCTTCCGCGTAACAGCAACCAACCTCGGCGGTTCGACAGTGGCGACATCAAGTGAAGTCGGCCCGATTGAGCAGCCCGCTCAGTTCATCAAGATCGTGTCAGAGGGCGACTCCCTGACAGCAGGTGCATTGGCATCTGACGAGGCTCATGCATATCCTCCGATAGCAGTCGCAACACTGGCAGCTGGTCCAACCTACAGCTTGAGTAACATCGCAACGGGCGGTTACACAGGTCAGAACGTAGCTGATGAATTTGATGATCGCGGCGGCGCTGCGTTCGATGAGACGAAGGACATGAATGTGTTCAGCGTAATGCTCGGCGCAAACGATCGCTCACAGGGCTATAATGACCGTCAGGCTTATGTGAACCTGCGTCGTGTACTCGTCGCGGCAAAACGCAAGGGCTATCAACGCCGTATCGTCGGCTCGATGATCGCGAGCAATGAAGGCGATGCACCTTACCAGAGTTGGAACGTCGCTGATGTCCAGTTCAATACGTGGGTTCGCGCATATTGGGCTTCCGACTTGGATTGCGATGGCCTTTTCGACTTCTCCGCTGATAGCCGTTTTGACATGGCAACGGACGCCAACAATACGACGTGGTACGCTAGTGACCGAAATCACCTAACCGATGCAGGCTATGCAGCGCTGGCAGGGATTTACGGCCCAACACTACAAGCGGCAATCACCGCTCCTGGCACAAGGCAGGCACTACCGCCGACATGGTTCACGCCGGATATGAGTAAGAGTTTGGCGTTGAAGAACTCGGATCGCACCGTGTACTGGCCAGATAATGGTTTCACCAACGCTTGCGTAAGAGGTGCAATCGGCAAGTCCTCTGGTAAGTGGTATTTCGAGACTGTCCACAACAGCGTAGGCAACGACAAGTTCACAGGCATCGGCTTGATGAACATCGATTACGCCACGCACTTGGAAGCCGACTGGATCGATCCGGGGCAGGACGAGAACGCGATTGGCTACCAAAGCAATGAAGGAACTATCCGCTACATGGGTACGGATATCGCCTTCATGGGGCAGATCGAGAACGGCGATATCGTTGGCATTGCTTTCGACGCGGATACTCGCCGCATGTGGGTACGCAGAAACAACGGCGCATGGAATGGTGGAGCTGCTGAGGGTAGCGAGCCTTTCGATCCCGCAACAGGTGTCGGCGGCATTGATATCTCGATGCTCGGCACGGACATGCTATATCCCGTAGGTTTTGCATTCCTCACTGGCTGCGAGATCACGTCGCGATTTGCACCGGGACAGACAACTTTGCCGATCCCATCGGGCTTCTCGGTGATCGGCGCATAAATATGGGCGACAAAATAGAACGTCGTTCCTGATGGAACATGCACAATTTGATCGTTAGGGCATGCTTCATAAATTCACGTAGGAAAGCCCGCTGTTAACCCCGGCGGGCTTTTTCATGCCTGCTTAAATATGAAGTCGCGAATGGTCGCGGCATTTTTAATGATTGTTGCATGGCGCACCACTCGTCGTTTCGGGTGGTGTTTCCATGTCAGCTAAATAGAAGGCAGACGCGGTGGTGGTTATTCATCGGGCCACGATTGATGCCCGCGCTGTTTGAATTGCCCTAGCTGCCCGGACTCAGTTAGGGCTTTTTCATGCCCGCTTATAGACGTTCTCCGGTGGTTCCTTCGGCAGCAATCGCACCCGGTTATGAGCTAGCAATTCAATCTGCTTCTGCGAGACCAGCCAGAACAAGGCGTTGACAATCTGCTCCTGCGTAAAGCCCAGATCCACAACGAGCGTCGGCCCAATCTCCAGCAAATTGATGGGTTCAAACCCGGCTTTCTCCTGCAAAAGAGAGCAAATGGTTTCGCTTAGTTCTGATGAGTTTGCCATAAAACCAGCCTAGAACAAAACGGAAACAAAGGCAATGCCCGCGACATAACTAGTGGCATGACAACACCTAGCTATCGCAACAATCTGGAAAAGAAAGTCGGAGAAATCCTCGGCAATTCCTACGAGTATGAAGCCCGCAAATTCCCATACACAGAGACGAAACACCGAACATATCTGCCTGACTTCATCGATGAGAAAGCCAAGCGCATAATCGAAACAAAGGGCTTTTTCCCATCCACGGACAGGTCCAAGATGAAAGCAGTACGAGCGGCATACCCGGATTGGGAAATCGTTCTTGTTTTCAGCAATCCCAGCGCCACAATCAGCAAGCAGAGCAAGACCACGTATAAGGAGTGGGCTGAGAACAACGGCTTTGTCGTATGGGATCATCTTCCTTTGACGAACAAACGTTAGCCGTCGGAAAGGTCGTGAAGCAGGCAGGAACGGAAATAACCGCAATTCCGATTGGAACACTGCGCATTCCGATCAGTACGATATCAGGGCTGCAATCCACTTCCCATTAACTCAACACACCAACCGGCCCGCAGCCAGTTGCCCGCCGATATTTCCGCACCAAAACGGTCAGGAATTCGTCACGCGCGTTATTTCCACTTGGGTCAAAGGGCAACCGAAAAGATCGCTCGCCCTTTAAAAAGTTTGGCAGCAGACAACGGATAGTTAACCGATGTCACAAGGACGCTGCAACCAATGCAACCACAACAGTATGTCGCATATTACCGTGTATCCACTCAGAAGCAGGGTGCAGACGGATTGGGGATCGAAGCGCAGCGCAATGCTGTAGCGGCTTTCGCCAATGGCAATGTAATAGCCGAGTTCACCGAAGTTGAGTCCGGGGGCAAAAACGACCGGCCACAGATCGCATTGGCCCTAGATCATGCAAAGGCGAACAAGGCCACGCTGCTTATTGCGAAGATGGACCGGCTGTCTCGCAACTCCGCTTTCATTAACAATTTGCTGGAAGCCGGTGTAGACTTTATTGCGGTGGATCAGCCGCATGCCACTCCACTCACAATACGTATCCTTGCAGCTGTCGCACAGGAGGAACGCGAACAGATCAGCAAGCGGGTCAAAGTGGCTCTGGCCGTGGCGAAATCTCGTGGGGTCAAACTTGGCGGCGCCCATCCCGATAAAATCGCTAAAGCAGATGCCTTCGCCGGATCGCTTCAAGAAGTCCTACAGGGGCTCATAGACAGCGGCATCGACACGCCAGCAGCAATTGCTAAAGCCCTTAACGCCGCCGCTATACGGACGCCACGTGGTGCGGAATGGGGTACCGGTCAAGTTGTTCGTCTTCTCCGTCGCATGGAGAAAAAAGATTGCTCGCTTGAGTAAATCTCCGGTTGCCCTGTTCCCGTTCTGGTAGCAGGACCGAAGCACGGCAGCAATGGTGCTGCTGGTGCAAAGGACTAAACGAAATGGCAAACGCTCTCGAACTTCTCAAGTCTTCCGCAACGACCGGTGTTGTCGGTGGTCAGAGCCCGCTGGAAATCTTCTACAGCAAACTCGACGCACAGGTGAAGTTGGCCGGTGAAGTCAAGGAAGGCAAGCAGATCAACACACGGTCGCTGTGGTTCCGCAAAGACGCACAGGGCTATGTTGTCCGCATCGGTCGCAACGCTTTCGAGATCGCAGGCAGCAAGTTGTTCCGTGCAAAGGATCTCGATGAGGTCGTGGCACTGCTGAAGGCTGCGAAGGAAGCAATCGGCGCTGATGAAAAGTTGCAGGCCGCAATCGCCAAGCACTCGGCTGAACGCAGCGCTCGGCTGAAGGCTGGTCGCGCTAAGAAGGCAAAGTAAACGCTGGTCTGATTGCGCAATCGGATCGAGCCCCGGCTGAAAGGCTGGGGCTTTTCCATGCTCTGCAACGTATGGCCTGGCACAACTGCGCACGCACTCACTGAGTCCTTAGGAGCGTCATACACTGCGATGGCTGCATAGTTTGCACCAGCATGTAGGGCAGGGCTCACGCAAGTCCTGAGGTAATCTGAGGACTCTGCACGCTTACGTCGATGGGTCCACAGGACAGTCTCTGGCTGGCTCTAGCCGTCCACGCTGCATTACACATGTGGGCTCACCATCGTAGCGGATGGGCGTCTACTGGTCCCGCTGACTGTTTTCTATGCGGGAATCTGCCCATAGGCCCCCCTGCGCCCGCCCATAAAAACCTCTATACTGCGCCAACCATTTGATATGATTTTTAAAAGTTTCAGCAGTCAGCGTTTTAATCGGCTCTTAAAAATCTCCGCGCTATGCATGGCGACCCATAGGAGCAACCATGTCCAATCCCATCGAAGAAGTTGAACTCGAATATGCCTGCCGCATTTTCGAGGACCGCGTGACGTATTATAAGGAAGCCAAGCACGATCTCGGCGTTATCAACGAGTTTCCCGCAGCTATCGCGAAAAGCCATCCCCGTTACCAGATGCTCCGTGATCAAGTGCATCGCTACGAAACAGCGTTCTATGATCATCCACTTTTAGAGTCAGTGGATGCAACCGAAAAACTCGTCTTCTTCCTCGGTTACAACACGATTGCGCTGATCGATTGGACCCTCAAGCAACCGCCATTCGGGACATTTCCGAAATCGCGCCAGCTAACTGAAACCGCTCGCATGGGTATCAAGACCGAGTTGGAGAAACGGATTGCCGGCAGCTTGTCGATCTACTTCTTCGAAAGCCTCGATTTCATGAAGAAGAACCGGAAATCGCTGTCTCCGTTGGATTGGATCGGCGTCTATATCGTCGCTGACAAGAATCAGGCGATGCAGCTGAAACTTGGGTTCAGCGACGATATAATCTTCATGTGATCGCTCAGATAACGATATCGCGGGTCATGACTGCGAGCGCCCGATCTCGATCAGCTGTCGAGTGGAAGCCAACAAACGCATAAAACGCGCAGAGGTCCAATGGATCGACTTCCGATAGATCGTAGGATTCTGACCAGTCCTTCGCAAAGAAGTCGAACGGATTGTCGTTGGACCCATCGAAGCTGACGAATGCAATCACAGACACCGTATCGATACAGATGGCTTTTGCCGGTTCGATTGATGCGTCTGCGATAGTCGCGAAATAATCTGGGCCGAGACCTCGCATATCGTAGGCGACCCAAACCAGCTCCGGTCTGAAAATCTTCTGAAACTCAGCTGAGTCTGCAACATGTGTGCCGTATGCAATCGAGATCTCACTCCGGCTCCGCTTGCCTTCGTGAACCGAACCAGCCTCAACGAGTACACGCCCGGTCACGCCCTCTTTGCCCATTGCTGCTGTAAAATCTGCGATTGCGTCCGCTGTATCAACGGGCTTGCTAAAATAGTATGCCAATTTTTGCTCCTGTGCTTATGGCGCGTTGATAACCGGGGAGGCTTAAAAATCTCCCCGGTTTGTCTGGTTAACGGTTGTCCCATTTCCGGGTCATCGCCCGCATGAAGGTATCAACCGGCACGACTTGGCTCTGTAGCGCCCGTTGCAGCCGAGCGACCTCACTGCCACGACCGAAGCGGAACGCCTCTGCTACGCTCCGACTAGTCGTTGCCCTGCCGCCGACCTTGATGTTGCGGATTTTCTTCGCCATCAGTGCAAATCCCTCTTCACCGAGAGATTGCGGCATTCGTCCATCAGCTCTTCGATTGCCTCGACAGTCGCGTCATCAAGATCGTTGACGACCGTTTGCGCGAAATAGATTGCTACCGCGCTGTTGTCCTCGTGGAAGACAAGCGCCATCATTAGATCCAATGCGCGTTGATCCTTCTCCAGAAGCTGGATGAATTTGCTGTTGATCCTCTTGCGAAGGCGCGTGACGCTCTTCGGGAGTTCAGCTGAGGTTACACCGGCCATCTTCATGGCTTGCCTCCTTGTGCGAGCCACGCCCGATAGACGGCGACCACCTGCGTTTCGACCTTGTCGAAGTTCTTCAACGGGAACATGCAGGGAATGCCAGCCCCACGGATGCCGCTCTTCAGGTCAGCGACGACATGCTTCTTCGCCGTGTTCATGAAGATGATCTTTGCCTTGTCATCGGTGAATGTCGCATCAAGAAAAGGGACGAGGCTCGGCTTCTTGATCCAATCCGGCCTGAACCAGTTGATGAAGTGACCATCGAAGTATGTTGTGCGCTGGGGGAGAAGTGGAAAGCCCTTGAGACTCATGCCTGACCTCCTTCGCTCGAAAGGTAGTCCTGAAAGACCTCGACAACAGCCGGTTCGAATGCCGCTACGCCCTGAATGGGAAACATAGCGAGTTCGCCCAGCGCAGCTTCTTCAATGTTGTCGATGTGATCTACATACAGAATGCCGCTACCGATCACAGCGCCGATTGTTTTCGTCGCGAATGTCGGGCGGAACGTATCGAGAAAGGGAATGACAAACACGGTGTCAGAGCCAGCGTCGATTCCAAACCAGCTGATGGTGTGGTTGTTGAACTCAGTCTGAAAGAGTGGGTTGGCGGTCAGGCCAAGTACAAGCCGCTTATGCGGTGCAAGATTAGTCACGGGAGAACGCTCCATAGGTGATCGTTTCCGCTGCCGGATGGCAAGCGGACAAGCACAGGGAACGTCATGGTTCCGAATGTCTTGGTGGTCACAGAGAGATTTGAACTCTCAGCCAGCGGCACCCTGCCAGACCTACGATCACGTGATGAAACGTGAAGGCCGAGGTATAAGCCGTGGCTCTGGAAACCGTCAATATAAAAATTATCGATTGGTTAACGCCGCCGAGCCGAATCATTTGCCGGTCAACGCGAGGTGGAATGACCTGTCTTTGTCTCAATGTAGAACATAGCGCGAATATCTTCTCTCAAGTAATCACGAGGGAAGGCCGAAAAGCATGAGAACAAAAGAAGAATTGCTATCTTTTTTCGGGATGACGGCCAAAATGAGAAGATTCCACTTGCCAGACCTTCGACACTGATGGTTAATCACCATCACAAAAGTTGAATCGGCGGAACCAATGGCAAGCGAACTTGATCTTATCAGGCAACGGCGAAAGGAAGTCGAGGAGGAAATTTCCCTTCTCAATGAGAAGATCATTGTGAAGATGAAAGAGATGGAGAGGCTAGAAATCGCTTGGAACGTGCTTGCCGAATTGACTGGTGGGATTAAGCCCTCCACGTCAACACACCGTATTTTCGATAAGGGGAGGGCACTGCGTCAGAAGCGCTTTAGGGCGAAAAGGAAGACCATGCCAGAGAAGATTCTAGCTGGGCTCGCGCTGGCTGAAAAGGATCACAAAGTCGGTCTTAGGCCGAAAGAAATTCATCGCGCGATCATCGCTTCCGATGATCCAGACGCAGACATTGGCCGAGTTAACGCAGTTGCTTGGCGAATGTGGAAAGCAGGCACGATAGAGCGCGACGATCAGTCTCGGTACTCGCTGCCTAAAACGAGTAATGCCGTCGATCCAGTGCTTGGGGAAGACGAGGAATCGACGGCATTAGAACCCAGTGCGGATGGCCGTTTAGCCGGTCCAGGAGGTGGTACATGAGAAGAGCCTAAACTCTAACCATGTGACGGGCGATCAATTTCGCCCGTCACTCATTTGTAGCGATTTGGTTTGAATCGGTCAACGATTCTATAACGGTCGCCTCGATCAGCGGGACAGTTTCAGCTTGCGTAAGCGCTAGTTCAGCGTTTCGCTTATCCAGTGCTAGAAGAAGATCTGACCAATTCTGCTTGTGGTTCACATCGACATCGACTGTTTGCTTTGGCGCGCCCCATCCACGGTTCAACAGGGAGTTCGCTGCGTTCACAACAGCGGCGGCATTATGTTTGGGGTCGTCAACCGTTCGGACGACTTTCACCAGCGCCTCGACCGCCTCTACCGTGTAGCATTTCGCCAGCTCGGTAGCATCTCGCTTCTCCTGCTTGACCTCTTCCGTGTCGGGCTTACGGCCAGCCGGGTTGCCAGATTTGCCCTTTTGAAACTGCGCAGCTTTCTGTGTGCGTGTTCTTTCTGTCTGGTTATTCGCTGGCATCACTTTACCTCTTTGATCACGGCCTCGACGTGCACATGAAGGGGCAACCAGTATGACATCGATGTGCCGCGCTTCGAGTTGAGGAACTGAACAAGCAGGTCTTTCAGCAGGCGTTTTTCGCTCTTAGTCATCAGCCACCTCCAAACAAGCGTTCGATCACCGACGGCTTTTCAGCCTCACGTTCTAGCTCGGCAATCTTCCGCTCTACGCGTCGGAGTTCTCGAACGCTGTCATGATGACAAAAGAGAGCCTTATTGTATGCGGCGATACGAGCATGATCCCCATCGTGCAGACCTTTGCGTGCTGTTTCCAGCTTCAGTTTTGCTTCAACCGCTCGTACTTGCAAAGTCGTCAGGTAATTGCGTTCGATATCAAGAGAGGTCATTGCTCACCTCCACGGATGGAATGATCTTGCCGCCGACATTGTGGACGAAGAAGTCTTCATCGTTCGGATTTTCGAAATCGATGGTGAAACTGCCAGCCAAATCAGGCGGCACATTCGTTGGACTACCTGTCACGATCACGTCGGCAATGATGAAGGTCTTGCCTTGCATATGCTTGCGGACCCACCCGCCGTAACGACGCTCGATCCATTCACTGACGACATCGGCGTGTGTCTTGGAAGGATTGTTGTCGATCTCGGCCTTGATTTCTCCGCGCATATGACCGCCCGCGATGTTGAATAGAACTTTGCTCATAAAGCACTCCCTTTCCCGTATTTACCGGGAAAGCGCTTTTTGCAGCCGGAACGTCGTTGGCCCCTGTTTGGCTTCTATAAGAGCCCCTGATTGGGCGTCGTCCGGTAAATATTGGATCGCATTTCATAACAGATCGGGCAGGGCAGAATGTTCATCGACCACACACACAAAGGGACATTCCAGGCGGTGCCTGTTGCGTGATCTCTCCACCTATCTCGAATCTCTCGGTATCAATCCAACCTACTTTGCAGCCGGTGTTGCCGGTGCGTCGGTTCACGCGATCATCAGCGAAGGCAAGACAAAATGGGAAGCAATTTCCGGCGCACTCGTCGGGACGCTATGTGCGATCTATCTGACACCGTTGGTCGTGGGCTGGATGGGCCTCGACGGTTCTCAGGTTAGCACGACGAACGCTGTTGCATTCGGCATCGGCATTATCGGTTTGCGCTTGGCAGAGGGCGCGGTTCGAATGGCAACAGACTGGTCGAAGAAACCCCGCTTGCCATCGGAAGCGTCCTTGAAGGGACTAGCTGACGCCGTGAACCCTCCAGCTGCACCCATCGATATTCCAGAGGAAGAAAAACCGGAGTCTGTGAAAGCCCCGGTCCGTCGAAAGCGACGAAGTTAGATGGGATCGAGTAGTCAAATGTTGCGAAATGTATGAATTCCTATGCACTGCTCATTTTGTCTTGGTGATGCCCTCCATCCGTTTGATTGAATTTTGAACGTGCTGTGGCGGTGCAGGGGTGAACCACATCACGCTCACGTATTGCCAAAAGATCCAGCCGATAACCAACAGGCTCAGTCCGAAGTAGACGACGCACGCGATGTGCAGCCAAGTCAGCCGATAAGTCTCCGTCGCGTCCAGCGTCATCAGTCCCGCGAACACAGTGGGCAGTAGCGCCACACAAACGCAGACCGGCACGGCCAGCACGTAATAGAGTTGTCTCCAAAATACGATTGCAAGTATTGCGACGATAATCCAAAGCGCCATTGCTAGTCCCTCAGCAGTTGTTGTGCTTATAACGTTGCGCCATCGATGCGTAAGGACAAGTAAAAACACAGGAAAATCAAAAATTCCTGTTTTTCGCTAAATATCCGAACAGAAAACATTCGGAATATTATGGCAATCAATCATGAGAAGACGCAGGAATTACTTGCTGCGTTCCGCGAAGACATTCCGTTTTTCGCTAAAACTATTTTCAACAGCGACCTTAGACCCAAGCAGGTCGAATTCTGCAAAGCCTTTCAGAACAGCCGACGTATCAGTTTCAAGGGTGGTGTTGGTTTCGGCAAAACCCACGTCATGGCGATTGTCGTCTGGTGGAGCCTGTTCTGTCACAACAATGTTCAGGTGACGATTTTCGGTCCATCCGAAAGCCAGATCAAAGGTTCGATCTGGAAGGAAATCGGCATTCTCTTCGGTCGCATGAACGAGGCGTTTAAGGATCGCTTCGAATACTCCGCGACGAAACTCACCCGCAAAGACACGCCTTCCGCTGCGTTCGCTGAATTTCGTCTCGCTAATAAAGACAACATCGAAACCGCACGCGGTATCCACATGCACAATAACTTTGTGCTTGTGGACGAGGCGACAGGTGTTCCCGACGAAATCTTTCAGGTTCTCGGCAATATTTTCCCTGACCCCAATCCGAAACTGTGCCTGATTTCCAACCCATCGCGCACAAGCGGTTTCTTCTTTGACACGTGGGAACACCCCGACATTTCGGAGCTGTGGACGCGCGTTCACGGTCGCATGGCCGACAATCCAGACCTATCGCCGGAAGCAGCGAAGGAAATGGAGATCATGTACGGGGGCAAGGGCTCTCGTGACTATCGCATCCACGTCGAGGGTGAGTTTCCGCTTGAGGAAGTCGATGGCGTCATTCCTCGCGATCTTGTCATCCGTGCAATCGAGAACATCGATGCGATCTCGCCGTTCGACGCGATTGTTGTCTGGGGCTTGGACCCCAATGGTGGCGGCAAAGACAGAAGCGTTCTCTGCAAGCGTCGTGACAACGTGGTCGAGGACATCAAGGATTTCTCCAATCTCGATGCTGTCCAGCTAGCTCAAGCCATCCATGATGAATACCGCGCAACCCCTCAGAAGTTGAGGCCGGTCGAGATTTGCGTTGATGCCAACGGTCCCGGCTACGGTGTCTACACGATGCTGTTGAACATGGGCCTGCCTGTCAAAAAGGTCATGGTTCAGAACAGCCCGACCCGCGATCCGCAGGTTTACAGCCGCTTGCGTGATCAGCTGTGGTGGGAATGTCGCAAGTGGTTCGAAGACGGCAATGTCAGCATTCCGAACCATCCCGATCTCATCAGCGAACTGACCTTTCCGACATACGAGTACGAGGCAACCGGCAAGATCAAGGTTGAGGACAAGAAGTCGATTCGCAAGCGTGGTCGCAAGTCACCAGACTTTGCCGACGCGCTTTGCCTGACCTTCGCTAGTAATACCAAGCAGCACACCGGCAAATGGGCGTGGTCCAAGCCAATCGAATACGACGTTCGCCACTACCAATGAGCGGCGAAAATGCTCCATCCGCTAAATATGACGAGGGCCGAAAGCCCATGGAGGAGCGAACATGACTAACGACAATTCCGCGCTGATCGCAGCGATCGACAACGCCAACACGGCAATCGGTAGAGCGATCCAAGAACTAGAGACGCGCAAAGCGTCCATTGAAAGGCTTTCATGGCAGACAAAAAGAAGGGCAAGAAAGCCCTCAGTGATGAAGATATTCTCAACCGCGTTGGAAGCCCTCTTCGCAAGGCTGCTGACTGGTCGAAAGACAATATCGCAACCAAAGGCGAGCTAGGTCTCAAGTTCTATAATCGCGACCTGTTCGCGGAAGACCTTGCAAAAGACGGCAAGCCTGATCCGCTTAATGGCCGTTCCAAGCACGTTGTTCCTCTTGTTCAGGAGCAGGTGACAACGTTTGTCAGCCAGTTCGAACGTGTTCTTGATGGTCAGGCTAAGGTTGTTGAGTTCACTCCGACTGGCCCCGAAGACGCCGAAACCGCAAAGCAGATGACCGATGCAGGCAACTTCTTTGTTCGCACGCAAAACTCCTATGTCGCGCTGCTTGATTCATGGCTGATGAACGGAGGCATCACCGGCCTCGGTATCGCACATATCAATTTCTACGAGGAAAAAGGCTGGCATCCGCCCGAAACCATGAAGGGCGTGCCAGAGGAGCAGCTGGTCGAGCTAGTCGCACAAGAAGAAGCTGGCGAGCTGAAGATCATCAGCCGTAGCGAGCCATATGCGGCTCCGCTGCCACCAGAGCTACAGCAGCAGGGCATGACACCGGAAACGCTCGCACAGATGGGCGTTCCATTGCCAATGCTCCGCGATATCAAGGTCCGCAAGCGAAATAGTCCTTGGAAGATGCGCTTTGAAAGCGTTCGCCCTGAAAACTTTATCGTGTCGAAGGACGCGGTATTCGATCAGCAAACAGGCGGTATCCGAGCGCGTTTGCAGGGTCACAAGTGCATTATTGCTCGTGCTGCTCTCGTAGAAATGGGCTTTGATGAAGACAAGGTTGCACTTGCCTCGTCTGCTACCGACGCCATGGACGGCCTTGCGATGGAACGCGCCAAAGAGGTCGATTATGATCAGGGCGTTGGTGACATTGATGATGATGTCGAAGTCTACGAAATCTACATGCGTTTGGATATTGACGGAGACGGCTGGCGTGAACACGTTCACCTGACCATTGCTGGCGATCTGCTTAATGCTCCGGTTCTGCTGAATTGGGAAGAGGTCAGCAAGTTTTATCCGTACGCGGCATTTTGCCCGTTCCCGCTGCCTGACACGCTGTTCGGCCACGGCATCGCTGATCGCGTTGCTGACGATCAGGTTCTCATCAGCAGCATCTACCGCGAGAACATCGACGGTCTGCGTGCAAGCACCAATCCGATGAAGATCGTGAACCCAGAGAGCGTCAATCTTGACGACCTGTTGAACCCGCATCCCGGCAAATTGGTCCGTTCGTCCGACCCGACCAATGGCATCAATTACGTGAACGTGCCGTTTAATGGCGGTCCTTCGTTGCAATTCGCGGACAAGGTAACGGACGAAATTGGTCGTGTTACCGGCGTTGGTGGTCCTATGGCCGTCATGAATGCCACGGACCTGCAAAGCACGTCACCGAGCGCGATGAGCCAGCATTCGAACGCGCAAATGCTGATCATCGAAAAGTCCATCCGCTTCTTCGCTGATACCGGCCTTCGCTACTCGTTCCGCGTGATGGTCGATCAAATCCGTCGCAATCCAGAGGGCGCGCAGGACTTGTTCACACGCCTCTACGGTCAGTTTACTCCGCTGGCGATGGATAAGTGGGATCCCGAAATGGACATGTCCACGACCGTCGCCTTTGGCATGATGAACAAGGACTACAACGGCATGATGCTCGAAAAGATCATCGGTATGCAAACGCAGGCCGTGCAGTCGCAGTCCGCGCTTGCCACCGAGCAGAACATCTACAATGCGACGGTCGCATTCCTCGAGAACGCCGGTTTCAAGAACTCGGCTGCTTTCGTCAACGATCCTTCTAAATCCCCGGATGCTGGACAGAAAAAGCCTGAGAAGCCGTCAGAGGCTGAAATCATGGCGGAAGCGCAGAAGGCAGACACAGAGGCTAAGGCCGCGGATGCCAAGCAAAAGCGCGAACTCGAATTGCTCAAGTTGCAGATGGAAGACGACCGCGAACGCGACAAGATGGCGATGGATTTCGAACTTCGTAAGGCTGAAATCCAAGCCAAGTATGCGGCCCAGGTCGATGTAGCAGGCGTGCAAGCACAGGTGAACGCGCATCGCGATTCATTGCAGCAGGGCTTTGCCGATATCGCAGCGATGCAGCCGCAGACCCCACCACAGCAGCAGCAGGCACCTCAGATGCCGCCACAGGCATAAGGAGCAGACATGCAGACATACACAGAGGCGCAGAAAATCCAACGCAGTGCGCAGGCGAAGGAACTTTTGAACAACCCCGCGTGGAAGGAAACTTGGGCCGAAATCATGGACGATCTCGTGAAGGAGCTGGTCGAAAGCCCGCTCACTGACGACGAGGGCCGTAGATCGACCCGCTACGAGCTCCACGTTGCTCAGCGCTTCATTGCAAAAATGAAAGAGCGGTTGGGTGATGAGAATATTATGCAGGCCGCATCAACGGCGCAATAAAATTACGTGTCCAGCTAAATAAGGACAATAAAAACACAAATTTGGAGCAACCAAATGACAGATGCCAGCAACTCCGATAACGGAATTGGCCTTTCGCAGAACGACGCTGCGAGCCACATTTCTAGCCTTCTCGACAGCAATCTCGATATTGCTACAACCGACGAACCTAGTGATGTTGAGAACGAAACCGATGAGGTTTCAACACCATCTGACGACGAGATCGAACTTTCTGACGAACAATCCCTAGAGGACTCGGACGAAACTGTAGATGCGGAAGAGGATGAAGCGGCGACAGCCGAAGCAGCCCCAATCAAGATTGCTGATGACCTCGTGTTCGAAATCGACGGCGAGACAATCACCGGCAAGCAGTGGAAAGAGGCTAACCTTCGCTACGCTGATTATACGCGAAAGACACAGGAACTAGCCGAAGCCCGCAAGGGTGTAGACGTTCAGGTCAATTCTATTCGCGATCAATCATTGCAGTGGTTCCAGAACATGGAACGCGACATTGCAATGTACCTCCCACAAGAGCCGAATTGGGCGCAACTCGCAACGGATGATCCTGCCGAGTACGTAGCTCAAAAGGAAAAGTGGGCTGGAATTCATGCTCAAATCGGACGCCTCCGACAAGAGCGAGCGCTTGTTGAACAGCAGCAGGCTCAGATTCAGGAAGCACAATTGCAGCGCGATTTGGCCGAAGGTCAGAAGCGTTTGTGGGAAATGCATCCCGAACTAGCCAAGCCGGAAACAGGCAAGGCCAAGGCTCTCGGTGACTACCTCGTAAACGCGGGTATTCCAGCGGAAGCAATTGGCCGTGAGACGAACCCTGTACTTTTCAGCATCGCCTTCAAGGCCATGCAGTTCGATCAGCTACAGGCCCAGAAGGCAAAGGCAGTCAAGGTTGTTGACGCGAAACCACCGTTGACCACGCCCGGTTCTTCCCCGGCACGTTCGAACTCCTCGCAAAGCGTCGTTGAACGAAAGATGAGCGCCCTCAAGCGTACTGGTTCGCAGGCAGCTGCGGCCGACGTTCTCAAGCATCTACTATAAGGAGAAGGCAAAAATGCCCACTTTGATTACAAATAACGCGACCAACATTCGCGAAGACCTCGGAGACGTAATCTCCCGCATCTCGCCAGAGAAGACACCGTTCAAGACTGAAATCGGTTCGACAAAGGCATCCGCTACTAACCACCAGTTCCTCAAGGACGATCTAGCTGCGGCTAACAAGGACAACGCTGCCATTGAAGGCGCTGACGCTGTATTCGGTACTCTCGTTCCACCAACGAAGATTTCGAACACGACCCAGAACTTCGTCAAGTACGTTCAGGTTTCGGCTACTTTGCAGGCTGTGAACACAGCTGGCACGAAGGACGAGTATGCTCGTCAGGTTGCTAAGGTTGGTGCAGAACTCAACCGCGACATTGAATCCGCGCTGGTTTCGTCCAACGCTGCTGTATTCGGTTCCGGCTCCACAGCTGGTAAACTCGGCGGCGCAGAAGCATGGATCAAGACCAACATTTCCCACGGAGCAAGCGGCTCGACAGCTGGTTACACAGCTGGTGCAGTTGGCGCGGTTGTGAACGGTACTGCTCGCGGCCTCACAGAAGCAATGTTCAACGACATGGTTCAGAACGTCTGGACTCAGGGCGGCGATCCTACTTTGGTTATCGCACCGGGCAAGTTGAAGCAGAAGATTTCGACATTCGCTGGCAATGGTACGAAGTATCAGGACGCGAACTCGAAGACGATCTATCAGGGCGTAGACTACTACGTTTCCGACTTCGGTAAGCACCAGATCATCCCACACCAGTTCATGAGCGCGACAACTGTTATTGCGTTCGATCCTTCTCTTTGGGCAGTTGCTACTCTGCGTCCGCTCAAGAAGATCGACCTCGCGAAGACAGGCGACAGCGACAAGAAGATGCTCGTCACAGAACTCACACTTGAGTGCAAGAACGAGGCTGGTAACGGCAAGATCGCTGACGTGAACTAAGACTGACGAAGGGCCAGCCAAGTGCTGGCCCTTTTCATATCGCCAATAAAAACAATAACAAAAAGGCGAACTATGGATGCGTACAACGCCCTAAATCCCCTCGGACTTACCCGCGCAGATATCATTCCAGATGGCACAACCATTCCGGTTTACGAAGACGAGAACAAGACAGTCTTCTGGACCAAGGAAGGCGAGACATGTTTGGAAACCACAGTCTGGAAGGACTTCGGTTCGCTGCTCGACGCGAATGTTGCCGAGGCCAATGAATTCAGCAAGACCGGCAAACTCGGTGAAATGGTTCGCGTGGCGAGCATTCCCCTCGGTGTCTATCAGGACTGGAAGCGCAAAGGCTACCTAGACGATCCGGTCAAAATGGCTCGCCTCCTGAATGATGGCGATCACAGCAAGTTCCGCACGAACGGGCTGGTGATCTAATGGCCATTCAAAGTTATTCCGACCTGATCTCCGCAATCGACAGCTACACCGTTGGTGCTGGTGCGCCCGGTGATCTATGCGTGATGCTGGCAGAAGAGGCGTTGCGCCCGCTGCTCAAGCACTACCGTATGGAAAAGAAACTCACTCAAACAGTGCCAGGCGGAACATCGCCGTCGCTGCCAGAGGATTTTCAGGAAGCGCGTGCGATCCTCGTAAACGGCAAGCGTCCTCGTCCTCTCAGTTTTCAGAACACTGACCCTTCGACACTCGGCTACGTCCTGACCGGCACGACGCTGGAAATTCGACCTGTGCCGACTGAGGACTATCAGTTCGACCTCTATTACTACCAGCGTTTGCCGTCGCTCTCCGCGACCAACACGACAAACTGGCTGCTCACATACTTCCCGACCGTCTACCTTCGCGCATCGCTTGCGCAGGCTTATCACTGGCTGAAAGACGCAGCTGCCGAACAGGGCGAAAAAGACCTGACATCGGATGCACTCAGCGCAGTTGTCCGCGACCACAACCGCGCAGCTGTCTACGGCAACACCATTATTGAGGAGTTGCCATCTTGGTAATTGATAGCGTCCTCGGCCCATGGCGTCCTGATCGCCCTGCATTCAACAATACCGGCGTCACTGTAGCCCGCAACGTTCTCCCTGCAATCGGAGCAACGAACGGCGCTATCGCCTATGAGCCCATGAAGCGCACGAAGTTGTTCTCGGATAGCACGCTGCCTTCTCGCCCACTCGGTGCGATCTCCGGTCAGGACACTGCTGGTAACGGTAAGGTCTACGCGGGTTGCGAAGAAGGCTTGTTCAAGGTGAACCCTTCCGATCTGCAATGGCAGGACATTTCCCGCACATCGAGTCCGTACACGACTGGCACTGAGAAGTGGAATTTCACGAAGTACGGAAGCTGGGCAGTCGGCACAAACTTCGTCAATCCGCCTCAGTACATCGACATGAACGAGGACTTGCATTTCGATGACCTGACGACACTCGTGAAAGCCCGCTACGTTACAACGTCTCGCGGCTTTATCATCGTGGCGAACACCAACGACCCATTCGACGGCGACGTTCCTTATCGCGTGCGTTGGTCCGGTCTCGATCAGCCTCAGAGTTGGGATTTCTCCCTGACCACACAGGCAGACTTTCAGGACATCAACGGCGGTTCCGGTGTCATTCAGGGCATCGTCGGTGGCGAAGACGTGACCATTTTCATGAAGAACTCCATCGTGAAAATGACCTACTACGGCACTCCGCTGATTTGGCAGTTTGACGAAATAATTCCCGGCAAAGGCTGCGCTGTTCCTGAAAGCCTCATCACCGTTGAGGGTATCACATACTTCCTATCCGATGACGGCTTCTACATGTACGACGGCTCCACGTCGCTCAAGCGTATCGGTGAAGGCAAGGTCGACAACTACTTCCTGCGCAGCGTGAACACATCGCAATATTCCTACATGAGTGTTGCGGCTGATCCGGCGAAGAAACTCATCTACTGGTGCTATTCGAGCATCGACGGTATCGACGGCACGCCCGACAAGATGCTCATCTACAATTATGCGCTCGGTGAATTCACTGAGGCGACCAGCGAAGTCGATTTCATCTACACGACAGTTTCGCTTCCTTGGACCATCGCGCAGCTTGATCAGTTCGGCACTATCGAAGACCTACCGGCTCCCTTCGACTCTCCAACGTGGGCAGGCGGCAATAGCTCGCTCGCTGGCATGTCGATTAGTGGCGCTCAGTGGCTTTTCACTGGAGACAACCAGACAGGCACGATTGAGAGCAATGAGCAGTTGCTAATGCAGTCGCTGCAACAGCTGAACCCAAATGCGAAGGGCGACCGCACGGTCGTCACCCGCATTCGTCCGATTGTTGAAGGCTTCGGCAATGTCGTCGCTCGTGTCGGTTCTCGTCTGCTCTCTCATGGTGATGTCACATGGAGCCAGATGGCAGCTCCGAATGAAAGCGGCTGGTGCAATGTCCGTCAGCAGGGCCGTTTCCATCGCGTTCGCCTGACACTGACCGGCAATTTCACCCAAGCGCAGAGTTTCCAGTACGACGCTGTTCCGGCCGGTTTCCGCTAAATATCCCAAAGGAGACGGCGGAAGATGCTGAAACTAAAGCAAAATCACACACCACGCGACGTGAAGGTGTTGACCGATCAGCTGGTCGATGCCGTTGCTTCTGCGGGTGGTGGTTCCGGCCCAACAATATCTCCGTACATGGAGACCGTCCTTACCTCAGCAAACGTGGGCGCAGCACAAACAGCGCTTGGTATGTCCGACTTTGCAAAAACGCTGCTGGACGATCCTGACAGCCCTACGGCGCTTTCTACGCTCGGCTTTACAGCTACCGGCGTTGCGCTTGCTACAGCTGCCAGCGCTAGCACTGCCCTCACAAGTTTGGGCGTCTCTCCATTTGCGAAGACGCTCCTCGATGACACAGACGCAGCTACAGCGCGTTCCACAATTGGTGCGCTTGCGCAGACCACATGGGACAATCGCAAACAGTATGTGCCGTTCAACTACATCTACAACGGCAACTTCTATTTCTGGCGCATCAGCAACGGTCAGACCAACGACGACTTCGGTAGTGCTGACCGCTGGTACAACGGCCATTTCGGTTCGACCAAAGTTGTCTCCAAGCAGACGTTCACTTCCGGCCAAACTGCGGTTCCCGGTTTTGATGACACGTTCCTCCGCACAGTTGTCACCAGTGTCGCGGGTGCTGGCAATCGCGTGTTCTCGCGTCAGCCAATGGAAAACGCCCGCACGCTTGCAGGCAAAACCGCAACTGTCACCTTCTATGCAAAGGCCGATGCAGCGCGTCCGATCGCAATCGAGTTCGTGCAATTTTTCGGCAATGGCACGGCTAGCGCTGCTGTAACAGGCATTGGCGCACAGAAGTTTACACTTTCGACAAGCTGGCAGAAGTGTCAGGCCGTCATCAACATTCCGAGTATCGCGGGCAAGACGCTCGACGCGAACTATCAGGATTCATTGGACTTCAATATCTGGTTCGACGCCGGATCGAACTTCAATTCCCGCACTGCAAGCCTTGGTCAGCAAAGCGGCACCTTTGATATCGCTCATGTCAGTATCGTTGAAGGCGATGCAACAGACGTGCCTGATCCATTCTTCCCGAAGGGTGTTGGTGTCGAGCTAGCTGAGTTGCTGCGCCACTATCAGTTTTTTCAGAACGTTTTGATTTCCGGCTATGGCGCAGCAAGCGCGAACGTCTTCCTAGACCTCACGTTCGTCGGCCACATGCGAGCCGTTCCGAACATGTTCTTTTTCAACACGACATATTCGAATGCGTCGTTGGTCGCGAGCAATACAGCACCGACGACAACTCATCATCGATTGCAATGCAGAATTACTGCTGCTGGTGCTGGCTGGTGTCAGACAGGCGTCGAGTATTACGCGGTTTTTTATGGGTACTGATGGCTATTAGACAGATCACATCGATTGAGGATTTGCGCACCGAGTATCCGCGTGTTCGTGGCTGGCTGCTTGACGCGCTTGCGCATTCCACAAATGGCGACGAGCGCGGCGTTCTCGATGGCCTGACAGAACGAAAGTACCTGTTGTGGACCGGCGAGCGTAGCGCGGCGATCACGCAGAACATGCAGTGGGACAATCGCCCCGTTTGCATCCTCTATCTCGTAGCTGGCGATCTCTCCGAAATTTTAGGCGAGGGGCAAGAGGTCATTTCGACCTGGGCCAAGGCCAACGGCTGTGAGGCATTCGTGCTTTTCGGTCGCAAGGGCTGGGAGCGCGTGCTTGCGCCCCACGGCTTCGAATTTTCATCCATCGTCATGTTTAAGGAATTTTAAAAATGGCCAGTACACCAAAAGAGACGACCACAAAGAATGAGACTACGCCGTGGGCCGGTGCTCAGCCGTACTTGGAACAGCAGTACGCGACCATCGATCAGGCAATCAAGAACGGCCAACCCGCGTACTATCCGGGTTCGACGGTCATTGATCAGTCCGACGCGACAAAAGCTGCGCAACAGCAGATCATTAACACCGCTGGCAACGGCTCGCAGATCATCAAGAACGGCCAGAACGCCGTTAATGGTGTGACGACCGGCGCGGCATTTGATCCGGCTGGTGCAAACACGTTGAAGGACGGCACGACCTACACCAACGGTGCGGCTGGCAATGCTCAGTCATTGTCGGACATTCTCGCGGGCAAGGACAACCCAGCGACGGCATTGTTGCAGGGCACGGCGAACGGCGATTACCTCAACAGCAATCCGTATCTTGACCAGATGGTGAAGAACGCGAACGCTGCTGTCGTTTCTGACTTCAACAACAATATTGCACCGGGCATCGACAGCGCATTTGCGAAGGGCGGTCGTAACGGCTCCGGCGCATATGCGAGCGTCCGCAATACAGCGGAACAGACTGCCGCTGATGCGATGGCGAAGAACGCGCAGAACATCTACGGCGCAAACTACGCTACCGAACGACAGAACCAGCTAGACGCCTCGAAGAGCATTGGCGACATTTACAACAGCAATGCTCAAACGCAGATCGGCGCGAACAACTCGCTCGCTGGTATTCTACAGGGTCAGCAGGACAGTCGAAATCAGGCTGCATCCGGCCTCATGGCTGGTCAGCAGGGTCAGGCGCAGACGCAGTTGCAGGGCGCTGGTATGGCAGGCGATCAGCGCGGCAACGATTATCTCGATGCAAACCAGTTGGCTCAAGTCGGTGCGCAGCAGGACGCATATGCGGACACCAAGTTGCAGGCCGACATCGACAAGTGGAATTACAACCAGAACAAGGACATCAACAACGCGGCGAACTTCGTCAACGTCCTCAACGGCGGTGGTTACAACACGCAGACGACAACGAAGCCGGTTTACTCCAATGGCCTTTCCACTGGTCTAGGCGCTCTCGGTTCGCTCGCGTCCATCTTCGGTATGCTTTGCGACATTCGCGCCAAGGAGAACATCAAGTTCACCGGCTACATGCTCAACGGCACCCGCATCTACGAATTCACCTACAAAAACGACCCATCCGGCCAAGTCTACGAAGGCCCAATGGCACAAGAAGTCGAAATTACTCGTCCGCACGCGGTTCGTGAGATCGACGGATTTAAGCGTATCGACGCCCGCGCACTAATTGGAGAAGCAGCATAATGTTCAGTAATTTCGATGAAATCATGAAGGCTCTACAGGGCCTGCCGGGACAGATGGGCGGTGCGATGCCGAACGTTGGTCCTGATGGTCAGATGCCAATGACCCCTACACCAGTGGCCCCGGCGACACCGGCAACTCCTGTTGCTCCGGGTCCTCAGGCTGCACCAGCAACGCCCCCGGTTGATCCGACGACAACTGGTTCGCTTCCGCCGAATGCTGGTCAGTATGCGAGTTTTGCAAATCCAAATGCTCCATCGGCTCCGGGTCTGACAGGTCAGTTCCCAGATGCACCCGGCATGGGCGGTATGCTTGGCGGCGTTGGTCGTGCACTCGGCTGGAACGACGGCAAGGCTGGACCGACCGCTTTCGGTGGTCTTCTCAACTTCAAGGATGAGGACAGCAAGCAGGCAGCAATGCGTGGTCTACTTGCGGGTTCGATGGGCTTGATGGCTGCTGGTGGTCCTTCTGACAAGCCGCATTCTGTAGGCCAGGACATCGCGCAAGGCGGTATGTCCGGTATCGCTGGCTACGAAGGCTATAAGGACGGCAACACTGATCGCGCTTACAAGGCCGCACAGACGCAGCGTTTCGGTGTAGCCAATGCAGCTGATGCACAGAAGATGGCACTTGAACAGCGTCAGGCCGAGGCTCGCGCACGTCTGTTCGGAGGCGGTCTAGGTTTTAACGGAGGTAGCAACACTGGCGCTACCGCTGCTCCTACTACTGCCAGTGCTGCACCCGCTGCCCCAACTGGCAACGATCTAGCAGGCCAGATCAACCGTCAGCGTGCAACGTATCAGGCTCAATACAACGGCTTGATGGCAATCGGTGACGGCGAGAACGCCCGTCCGATCTTCGCGCAGATGAACAACTTGGACAACGAAGCTGCAAAACAGGGTCTTGTCTGGGATGGTCAGAAGTACAGCGCAGCACCGGGCTTCAATGAAGGCGCAAGCGCTCTCAAGCAGGCCGAGGCAACCGGAACGTCGTTGGGTCAGCGCAATGCGTGGACGAACGAGCAGAAGGAACTCAACCAGATCAACACCGAACGTGCCGCAAAGGGTCTGCCTCCGCTTGGTATGGAAGAATACCAAACATCGCAGAAGCGTGCGGGCGCAACTCAGGTCAACGTCAACGATGGCAACAAGTACGGCACAATTCCACCGGGTTATCGCCTAGTTGAAAGCCCGAACGGCGCGTACATGGAAGCAATTCCGGGTTCGCCGGATGCTGTGAAGGCGGATCAGGCTGCAAAGGCCAAGGACACGAAGTCGGATCACGCACAGGTTTCGTCTGATGCCGTTGATACTGCTTTCAACAACGTTCTCCGTGTTGATGGCGAGCGCGTACTTCCGACGACTGGCTTCTTCGGTGGCATGTTGAACGAAGTTGGCGGAACAGCGTCCAACAACGTCCGCGCTGCGCTTGAGACTTTGAAGGCGAATGCGTCGCTCACGACATTGCAGAAGATGCGCGATGAAAGCCCGACTGGCGCTGGTATGGGTTCGCCTTCGGACAGCGAGCAGAAGATGATCCAAGCGTCGTTCGCGACACTTGAGCAGTCTCAGAGCCGTCCTGAGTTTATCCGCAACCTAAACAACTTCCGCAACATGTGGATGGACCTCGTGCACGGTCCCGGCAATGGCCCGGCTCGTCACCCGGTAAACTATGGTTTGAACCCGCTGACACCTGAGGAACTAGCGGGCGCTGATGGCGCTCCGACTGCACCAGCTGCACCGGCAATTCCTCGCATTAGTGGTGTTGAAGACTTCCAGAAGTTGGCACCGGGAACCGTCTACATCGATCCACAGGGCAAAACACGCACGAAGCGATAACTACGAGAAACAACCGACCCAAAAGAGGTCGCGACAAGAAGCCCCGAAAAAGGGGACGAGGTGAATATTGGCAAATTGGGCAACGGTTGACCGTCTAGGCAACCCCGCTTCCGCAGATTGGCAGGCACAAAACCTGACATGGATCGAACCCGTAAAAGGGCAACGCTGGCAGGTCTACAAGCCTGCTGAGCAAGCGTTCAACGGCTTTCTCGGTGATCTAGCCGCAACTGGCTATCCGCTTCAATCGAGCGGCGGCTTTAACTACCGCAACATTCGCGGCGGCGACAAACTCAGCCAGCACGCTTTCGGCACTGCGCTGGATTTGAACGCAGCTACCAATCCCCGAATGAATCCCGGCGATGCTGTCAAAACCGATCTTCCTTCGAACGTCGGTGAACTCGCCAAGAAGTGGGGTTTGGAGTGGGGCGGCACTTGGAAGCGTCCAGATGCCATGCACTTCGAATATACCGGCGGTGGCGCAAGCGATCCGCAAACGATGATGGCGCAGGTTCAGGGCAAGCAGATCGACCCGGTTGCCGAAGTGCTAGCAGCGGGTGGCAACGCGCCCGCAGGCTACACGCCCCCAGCAGTCACAGGGTCCACAGGAACGCCAGAGACAGCAGCCGCAGCGCCAGCTGCACCAGCGGACACCTCGAAGGGTTTGCTAGGCATAGACGTTCCTGGGCTTACGGGAAACAAGAACCTCGGCGGACTGCTAGCGTTCTCGCAGTTGGCAATGCAGCAACCGCAACAGCCGGACAGCACGCCTCAAGGCGGTCTCCTTCGCAGCCAGCCAATCGAAATCCAGACCGCGCAACAGATGCAGCCAAAGCAGACGTTCAAGCCGTGGGAAGTGATGTCGATGTTTAGCAGAGGGAGAGCATAATGGCCGATCAAAAGACAACTCGTGAGGCTATGCCGTGGGAAAATGATCCAATCGTTGAGCCAGCCGGTGGCAATGCCCCTTGGGAAAACGACCCGATCCTAGAGCAGAACGCGCCGCAGGCTCGTATGCTTTCGTCCGCTGACATCGATCCGAAACTGGAAGCCCCTGCAATCGTCCGCGCTCAAGTCGGTGCGCTCGATAAGCCAGAGGATCGTCTAGCGGCAGTTCGAAAGACTTATCCAGATGCGCAGCCCTATGATGGCGATAACTTCATCATGACCGATCCTCAGACCGGCAAGACGATGATTTACAATCAGCCGGGTTGGATGCCGAGTGGTGGCGACATCGCAAGTATCCTGCCGGAAATCGGTGAGGGCGTTGGTGCTGTCGGTGGAGCTATCGGCGGCGGTATCGCTGGTGGTACTTCGGGCAGTGTTGTTCCTGTTGCTGGTACAGCAGCGGGTGCTGTTGCTGGTGGTATGCTCGGCGCTGGCGCTGGTGCGACGGTTGGCCGTGAGGCAACGCAGCGTGGCTTGAACTACCTGTTCGGCAACGAGGACACGCGTACTGGTGGCGAACAGGCATGGGATGCTGCGAAGACATTCGGCCTAAATGCAGCGGGTGAAGGTCTAGGCGTTGCGGCGGCTCCGCTAGTCAAGAAGGCTGCTCGCGGCATCGGTGATGCATTCAGCGCTGGTCCGAAGGGCTTTGTAGCTGGTCGTGCTGATGACGCTGCGCTTGCTGGTCAACGTGCGGCTGATATGCGTGCAATCGGCGCAGAGCCGACAGCTGGCATGGTCAACGGTTCTGCTGAAACTGCCGTGAAGGAACAGGCGCTAGCAGCACAACGCGCTGGTAAGCCAATCCAAGATCGTATCGAGCAGGCGTTCAGTGCGATGGATGGTGAAGCCGGTCGTATCGTCGGTGATATCACTCCGCAGACGATGAGCCGTCAGGAACTCGGTCAGGCGTTGAAGGATCAGGCAGCAGCGGCAAAGCGCGGCATCAAAGAAAATCACGATGCTCTCTGGGATCGCGTCGGCACTCTGACAGGTGATGCACCAGCACAGGGCAACGCAACTCGTCAGTTTGCAGAAGGCTTGGCCGCTGAGCGTGCTGGTCTTTCCAATTCGAATGCATTGAACAAGGGTGCCGAATACGACGCGCTTCTCAGACAGGCCGGTGCGGTTTCCGACGATATCGGAAGCGGCGTGAACTTCATGACGTTGAAGGAAGCCCGCACGAACATCGGTCGCATCGCAAACAGCCCTGAACTCGATGCTACAATGAAGGCACGCGCTCAAGGTCTTTACGATGCAATCTCGAAGGACATGGAAGCAACCGCGAAGGCTGCAAATCCAGATGCGTTTCAGGCTTGGCGAAAGGCCAACAATGCAACTCGTCGCGCAAACGAGACCGGCAGTGTCTTCAATTCGAAGAGCGCAATCGATCCGATCTTGAAGGCACAGACCCCGGAACAAGCGGCGGATTGGGTACTTGCACAGGCTAACAAGGGCGGTACGCGCTTGAATGCCGTGCGTCGTCAGATCGAGCGCAGCGAAGGTGGTGCTGACCTGTGGAACACGCTGACAGGCTCGACAGTCGAGCGCATGGGCATTGATGCTTCCGGCAATTTCAGTCCGACAACGATGCTTCGCGGCTGGGCTAAGATTTCCGACGAAGCCAAGAACGCGATGTTCGAAGGCACGGCTCGTCGTCAGTATCGTGAGGACTTGGACCGTCTAGCCCGCATCGCGGACAACATGAAGGGCTATCGTCGTCTCGACAATCATTCGAACACGAACAAGGCGGCTGGTGCGCTAGCTGCGCTCAACCCGTTCGACAAGTCCACGATTATCGGTTCCGTGCTTGCTGGTCCGCAGGGCTTTGCTGTTGCGCAGGGCGCGAAGGCAGCGGGCTACGGCTACAAAAAGTGGCAGGTCAAAATGCTGACCGACCCTCGCACCGTCAATTGGCTTGCTCAAGTACCAGCTGCGCAGATGCAAAAAGGCGGCTTGCAGAAGCACGTCGAACGTCTCGCAGCAATGGCCGGAAGTGTTGGTGACAACGCAACCGCAGTCGCGATCAATGAGTATCTGAGGGAGATTGGCTACTCGAAATAACAGACTGCTCCACCGTCAAAAGGCGGGGAGACGCACCCAATAACAAAAATAATAAAGTGGTGAAAAATGGTAGACTACACAGATCCTCGATGGAACGAGAGCGATTCCCAGAACACAAGTCCAAGCCCTAACGGCATCTCGACCGGCTCTGCACCTAGTGCGGTCCCGGCAGTCATCCGCGCTGGTATGGGTGCGCAGGTTCGATCCTTCGACCGCATCAACGCAATGGGCCTTCTCACAAATTCGGCCAATGCGTATTCGCTAACGTACGATGTCGGCCCGCTTGCATATGAGAAGGGCGAATTCTTCTCTTTCTTCGTCAACGCGACGAACACAGGCGCAGCAACCCTCAACATCAACGGTCTCGGTTCTCGCGACATCGTGCAAAACGATGGCTCGGCTCTCAAGGCTGGCGATCTCGTCGCGGGTATGGTGTTCACGGCAACATACGACGGCAGCAAATTCCGCATCGTCAACTCGACTGCAAATGCCTCGTTTGGTACCGTAACGGCTACGACTGGTATGACCATTGGCGGCAAGCCAGTGTTCAACGTTGATAATGATGGCGCTGGGTCTGGTCTCGACAGCGATAAGCTGGATGGTCAGGAAGGTGCTTGGTATCAGGCTCGTGCAAATCACACCGGCACACAGGACGTAGCGACGATCACCGGCCTACAGGCCGTTCTCGATGCGATTGTCCCGGCTGGAACTGTTATTCACACAGCCGCAAATGCCGCTCCGACGGGCTACTTCGCGGCTGATGGCTCAGCCAAGTCTCGTACAACATACGCTCGTCTGTTCGCAGCGATCGGAACAACATACGGCATCGGTGACGGTTCAACGACGTTCAATGTTCCTGATCTCCGAGGCGAGTTCATTCGTGGCTTCGACAGTGGTCGTGGTGTAGACATTTCCCGTGTATTCGGTTCGGCACAGGCTTCGCAAAACCTTGCTCACAACCACGCAATCACCGATCCGGGCCATGCCCATAGTGTATATGATCCGGGTCACGTGCATGGAGCGCAGGGCTACAATTTTATGGTATACACTGGTGGTGGTGGTGGTCAGGGAACGACTGGCGGCGGTTTCGGCCAAGTCGGTTCAACGTCCGCAGCAGGTACTGGTATCGGCATCTACGCTGCTGGTACGAACATTTCGATCCAGAACAACGGCGGCACAGAAGCGCGTCCACGTAACATCGCGCTCCTTGCTTGCATCAAATACTGAGCCTTCACTTTGAGTGAAGCGCTTTCGGCTTTGCTTCCGGCGAAATACCGGCCAACGATAGGATTTGGGCCGCTGCTTCATTCGCAGTGGCCTTTTCCGCGTCTTTGAAGCCCAACGCGTTCATGTGATTGGTCAGGTGTTCCATCGTATACGGGGTTTCACCGTTGATCGTCTGGAAACTCGGAGTGAGGTCATACTTGCCTGTCAGGTTGCCAGCTGTATCGAAGCGATAGCCCTTCAAACCACCAGCTACGAACACAATCGTCTCCTGCTGGTCCAAATTGACTTCAACTCGGCTGATGAACTTGCGCAGGGCCAGACTGACCCGCGACCGGCTTTGCATGACTTCATCATCGCTCGCCGTGGTCCAACGTAGCCGTTCCATCGCGATCATCTCCGCGACATTCGAACGCTCGACTTCCTGTTCGTTCAGTTCGCGGAGGGCGATTTCGTATTCGGCCAGCTGCGACTTGTCCGCTTCGATCTGTTGACGAGCTGCGCTAGCCTGCGTCTGGTAGGCAAGTCGATCCTCTGCGTCTTCTGCTGAACCGACTGCCGCGATAAAGTTGGCGCGTTGTTTCTCGTTCTTCGCAATATTCGCGGACAAGTCCGAGATCATCCGTTTCAGGTCGCTTTCCCGGTACGCTCGATTTCCGGCCAAGTCGCTTGCCAGATAGAATTCAGTCGCGTGGTCCAGTATGGCTTTCTCAAGAGGCTCGTATGGGACGGACTTCCGTTTCGTGTTGCAAACGGTCTTACCCATCGTCTCGTAGCCCATGCACTGATACAGCCTGTAACGAGGATCATCACCTTCCTTCTTGATGCCACCCGAATGTTTGATCCGCAGCCGATTGCCGCAAGTTGCGCAGCAGGAGAGGGCAGTGAACAGATTGGTATGAACACGACCTTTCGCGCCACGTGTTGTCAGCTGCTTGTTCTTTCCCTGCACTCGCCAGAACAGGTCTTCATCGACAGCAGCGGGGAAATAGTTGCGGATCGGTTCGCCCATCTGCACCCGTTTGCCATCGACGGTTTCGAACACATGATACGTTCCGATTGCAGCTTCGTTCTGTAGGATCAGACGAATAATCGGGTCTTTCCATTTCTGCGTTTTCGACATGCCGGGTTTCAGCACAGGAACATTGCGGTCATTCAGATACTTTGCAATCGACCTCGCACCCATTCCGATATCACGCAGTTCGAATATCTCTCTGACCGTATCCGCGTGTTTGTTCAGGCTGAATTCGAAGGTCGCCATCGCGATTTTGGACTTCGTGCCAGGAACCATTCGCTGATCAATCCAGCGCACAAGCGTTTGAACGTGTCGCTTATGCCCTTGCAGCGCTTGGATGCGGTTGGCTTGCACGTTGCTTTTGGATCGCTCGCTTTTTGTCTGCGATTCATCGTTCGCCCGCTGCATGATCGACAGTGCGACGATTAGCTGAGTGTAGTCGCGGTCACGATGGTAGACTTGACGATCCATCAGGGTGACGATCGTCATTCCGGCCAATAGAAGGTCGATCAACTGCCTCTGCGCGACAAGCGGTTCTTGTCGGGACAGTCGGTCTAGGCTTTCAACGATCAGCGTTGAGCCCGTCGGGATTTGACCTTGTTTGACTAGATCGAGGAAGCGGCCAAGGTGACCGGCTTTGACGTGATCGCCTTTAAAGCCCGATCCGATGTCTTGCAGTTCTTGGTCCAGCGTCAGCCCGTTCTGTTCGGCATACGCTTGTGTGGCTTCGACCTGACGAGCAAGGCCGTGACCGTCTTCTTGCTTCTTGCTGGAAATTCGAATGTAGGAATATGCTTTTGTCAT